CCAGTTGTTAAAAAATTTGACAACTGCCAAAAACCGGGAAGACCGGTATTGACAATCGTTACAAAAAGTAACTGTACGTAATATTGCATAGGAACAATATAGCATTTAATCAAACCGTTTCCGATCTAAAACTTATATGAAGATATAAGACTCGACATCGACCATCGAGTTTTAATTCGTATTATTTTGATTTGGTATCATCTGAATAATACTCCAGGATTTTTAAAGGTTTACTCCCCTGTTTATTTTTAAAAAGTGTTTAAACAACACTATGATTACACAACTGGTAATGAAGAATATAAATACAAGCACGGTGCGTTAAGGAAAAATACCAACGAAAAATCTGTACCAGCTGATACATAAGTATCAATAAGTAGTTCAGACTGATTATTAGTAGCCGACCCTAGTGTAGTTGTAGTTATATACAGTGTATCTCTATTAGAGAAATCAACAGCTGTTCCATCAGTTCTAGATAGAGGATCATTCATCAAAAATTTATATCTACTATACATAGGTGCAGAAACAACAGTTCCAGCTAATGTTCTTTGTGATATAAGACTTGATCCTGACATACCCATAGCAAAATTATCAGTATTAATATAATCTCGCTGGATATCAGCAGAATTTGGAGCAGCTAATCCCTCGTATATTGGCGTAGTTCTACTAGCATATTTGCGTGTTACAAGTAAGCTACCTACTGGCTCTACACAAATTGGATTAAATAAATAGTTATAAGATCCTCTTGATCCAATAAAACATAAAGAAAACCAGGTTGTATAATTCCAAGACACTAAATTATAAGGCTCAGATATCCCTGAAATTAATCCAGTAGCAGCCTCATTGCCCAACGGATCATAACCGGGATATTCAGGTGCTCTACCTATTGCTATACGTTGAGCCAAATATAAGCGTGCTGTACTATTTTCATCTGTAATATACCTTTTATATTTTGAAGTTCTTCGTAATAATTGTCTCAATGATACGCATCGTTCTCCCATATAAACAAGATTAATATTCGGATCTGCCATAGATGGCTTCAAACCTATCTCATGCACATTCTCATTTATATCATACTGTCCACTCTGGGGAGCATACGGTGAAAAAGTATTGATTAGTTCTAATGGTGCAGCAAATTCTAAGTTATCACAACCAGAAACGAAAACCAGAACTTTTATGTCTGCACTAGCCACTGGACTAGTTTGGCTATTAAGAACTCTCATTGTAATATAACCATTGCATTGATCACCAGCCCCACCAGATCCCGTTGTTGTAGTCCCAAAACGAGTAGCAACACCAACATCAGTAGCGAGATAACCTAAAGCTTGAGTATACGGTACACATATGGATACTTCTGTTTCTTCTGTTATATCAACAATACGTGTATATGATTCTGTTGTATAATTGCCAGATGTGGTGATATCTCCAATGGGATCCCAATTAATTCGTACACGACCTCTATGATATTGTGAACATATAAATTTGAAGGTGAACTTAATGTCACCACGCCAATACCTGAAGCATCGACTGACATAACCCATTGGAGTGAACCAAACACTTTCACCCCCTGTTATAGATGAAACTTGTTGCATATTAGGTGTCACTCTGCTATAAAACAATCCAGTATCAACAGTATCCGTTGCTGTCCAGGTGGTAGAATAAATAAATGATTCTCTTTTGCAAAAATCAGAAATAATAAGTTCATCATCCACATCAGCACCAGCAACTTTTGTATCAACTGTCAATTCGTTCTTGGCATCTAATGTGAGTTTTTCTATTGGAGTACCAATATCTGTGGTCGCAATATTAGGATAAGATTTCGGTTTAAAAGCATGAACATCGTCTATAACTGGTACATTTGTATATCCAAACAATGCAGCTATATCTCCAATAGCCCCCGCGGCATAAGATGTGGCAGTGGCAAAAGGTCCTATGACAGGTAAGGACCCAAGCTTGCCAGCAGCTCGAGCTATTGCAGAAGCAGGCTTAGATATTGTACCATTGTGAAAATATTCATCCTTACCCGATTGTAAGGCTAATTTAACCGTTGGTCCAGCAATTTCCAAATCTTCGGTCCAAGCATATACTTTAATATTGATGGAATCAGTAGTAAGACCATTTGCGTTATACAAAGATGTGAGTGAATTTAGATCTATAGTTCCCATACTAATTAAATCGGCCAAATTCGTTGCATCTAACCAATTCTTAGGATATAAAAAAGGTAAGACCATATCTCCACCTTGACTATTTTGTGGGTATAAATACAAATGTGGTCTTTGAGATAAAGATATATTCTCGTATCCGTTTGAATGCGTAACTATAGGGGGTACCGGATAACTTGTTATAGGTGTGTAGGCTACCAAGCACGAACCATAATAAAAGGGTGAAGTATTAATAACAAATTTAAGATGTAAATTACATCTCAATAAATAATAATTATCTAACTTTTTCAAAATTGATGGATGGAAAAAATATTCATACCAAGGATCAAATGTTGATGTAGCTGCGGTCAAATTAGTTCCTATTTGCCAAGACTGTTCATATATCTGAACAGGTCTTTGTAAAAAGGAACCTAGATCCACATTTTGTGAACTGTCAACCTGAGTATATTTAATATTATATGGTATCTCTGTGATAACATCCACTTCATTATCTTTAAAACCAACATTTTCTTGCTGAGTAGAATTCTCATTATCCTTTGCTGTCATGTCAATACCTGATTGTGGTTGTAAATTGTTTAGAGTACAATTTACTAAAACTACTTCATCTTCATAACAACAATTGCTATTGAATACACATTTAACTGCTTTTTGTGAAAATGCAGACAAAACTTTTAAAATTGGAAAATTTCCCATAACGTCATGAACAAATAGTCCCACGCCTTTATCACCCATGGGTAAACTTACTATCATAGGTCTCAGTCCATATATCCACACTACGTTGTTTTGTGTGGACGTTCTATTATATATGGACATCCGCGCGGACACAAGCGCTTCGCTTGTGAGTTTGATATTTTTTAATTGTCATATGAGCAAGGACGATATGCTCATATTATTTATAGACTCTACAAATAAATAAAAATTTCTCTTTATCTGTAAGACCGTGTACATTAGTACAAACAAATAGATCCATTTTTCAATAAAATTGAAACAAAGGACTAGCATAACTAGTAGGATCACTTCCTTTGTTGCTTCTAACAGTTTGTTACCTATATATCTTGATCTCATAAGATCGATAGTTATCACTATCCCTCTTGAGAGAACTATATATATCATTTTAAAAAATAGGACAAACCAACATAACATTATCCATATAATACGTATATTCATAAACGGATCCCCCGGCGGTGTACCGTTATTGTGTTTTTTAGATACTGACATAATATTTTCGTATTCTGGCAATTCATTAAATAAACACAATCCACTTTGGGGAGCGAAACATTCTTCATAAGAAAAACATTTACTCGAACTTCTCATATATCGTATCACAAGATCATCGTATGTGGGAAAAGTATCATGATTAACATAATCTTCCCACCCAAGTTTTGTAATTAAATCTAATAACATAGGTCTCTTTTCCTCAAAAACTTGTTTACCATAGAAAAAATATTCTTGTAAAGCTGTACATATAACCGACACTCCTTGATACTCTTCTGTTACTGACTTAGACTTAACCCACACCATTAACATTTTTTCTATAGAATCATGATCTAAAGGACCTAACCTACATTTCATATCCTCATCATATCTCCATGTGCGCTTTAAAAATGATGCATCATCAATATGTATAAAAGGTACACTCTCTGCTTCCTTATCTGCCATGGTATAAACAATACCAATTTTTGCAAATGTTTCAGCAATAGACGTATGGTTGAACCAATTGCACTCTTTGTGTACCGACATAATGTTATCATCACCATATGTCATTAAAGCCACCTTATCCCCAAACGACAAGACCTCAGCGTCGGGGTTCTGTAAATAATAATTATATCGCATTCTTAATGAATTAACAATACTATTCAATATAACCGTCAAGGGATTACCAGATGGATTCGAACCAAATAATTGTATTAAATCTCCATTGAAATCAACTATAGCAAATGCTGTATCTTCAGCTATTCCCTGTATAACTTTAATATCATCCTCTGTATAATTTCCTGATACTTTACAGAAATGTATTATAACATCAAAAGCTGATAATATTTCTTTAGGGCTCATTTTCTTATCGTAAGCCTTATAATCTCCGGCTACAATTCTATCTTCACCATGTTGTATTATATATTCATAGATTTCTTGCCATTCCAATGACTGAGCCACTGTACCAGGAGCAGCCTCAAAAGCAAATCTTTCATTCTGTAATAATCTACAAAAAGATAAAAGATATTTTCTGACCACAACACACCAATCAAAAGGTGCTCCTGTAAAAACTCTTGTCTTTTTTGCTTTAGCTTTACTGAATGTAACAGGTTCATCTTTAAGATGAGCACAAAAATTTGGATTACATCTAGCTCCTGAAAGATATGTTTCAATAATAAGATCTATTCGTGCATTCATTTCTCTATCACTTATTTCAACAGGATCTTGCATACCATGGGCTGGTGGTATAGATTTCAAGAAATGCTTCTTTGATTTTTTCCAAGGATTACCGGCACTTGTCGATCTATTTATCTTATCTATATAAGCAACCCGTGCTCCATTCAATGCTGTAAAATCATCTAAAACCATCAACATATTTTTAATATTTTCAGAATTGATTCTTTTATCAATATTTTGAATATAACTATTTACACATTCATTCATAATCTCTGTATTCATTTGAACTGGTTGTAATATATCCAAAGCTGCTATTCTCCATGGTTCATAGGAAGTCATCTCGGGTGTTGTATACTTCTTCTTATATTCTGCAGGTAGTTTTTTACTCATTGGTGTATCAACCACTCTAGATTTAGATTTGCCTCGAAAATCTGCAAATGATCGAAATATTTCAGCACTTCCATCATTAATATAACGAAAAACTGATTTTTTATGTAAATCTAAGACTGGTCTCTTAATTGAATCTGAACTAATTAAATCAAAACATCCAGATTGTATGTTAAATGGAGTCAATTTTTCATAAACTTGTTCAATAAATTTACCATCTATACTATTTGCATAAATTTCAGTTTTTTCACTGGTATCTATAAGGAAATGTATACCTAAGATGGAATATCCAAAATCACTCTTGACTATCATTGGGGCTCCACAATCACCATATTGAGTTTCAGAAGAACTCACACCTTTCCAACAGGTAATTTTAGCATTAATAAAAGGATTATCAAATTTAAACGTTTTTTCATTCATCAACTGAATATTTTTCAAAATATAATCAACTCGCTCACCTTTAGGTGTTTTAGAAACATAAGCTCCATTAAAAACGCCTTTTTCTGTTTCATTCAAAAAATATTGTGTGATCTTCTTTTTTGGTGGCATTTCTCTAATAATCACAAATGCTATATCTTTATCAGGTATTCTATGGATATCACTTTCAGATAATATTATTTGCATATTGGAATTGATGCCCAACTTTGCAGTTTCATATAATTTACATGATACACCTCCCGAACAATCTGGTATATTGTGATTATTTGTAATATATATGTGACCACCTAAACATAACAATTTTCCAACTCTTGCATTTGTTGTACATTTCAAAAGTGTACTAATACTTACAACATTATTAGATATTTTTTTGCAAAATTCTTCAAAGGATGTACTTTTGGACGATGCACTCTCTCTGGAGAAGTGTGCACTTGATAATTCCATAGTATTATTATACCACACATTCTCTCTACCATTTTCTTCAGGTTCCGGTGTAATTCCAATTTTAGCTGAAACATCACCTTGTGGTATTAGAGTTTGTTTCGTAACACTATACATACCCATTATAAGTATTGTACCTGCTGCCAAACTAATAAGGATATTTTTATGGCCCAATGATTCTTGAACTTTATCACCCATCGTTACCCAAAACTCTTTGGTTCCTAGTTCACAAACTTTATCTATAGCTTTATTCTTATATTCTAAAAAAGTTTGCTTACATTTCAGAGCACCAGTATATGTCTCGTAAGCACTTTTCATAAACATGAAATTGGAATGATACATAACTAAACCAGCTACAGTCACAGTGAGCAAATTAGTAACCAAACCTTGTGGTTTAAGTTTACATAGTGATTCAGGTAAAATACAACATTCACATAATTCTTCATTTTCCATTCGTTCAATACACATTGAAACTTTTTCCTGATCCTTATTAAAATCATTAATAGCTTTATCAAACCATTCCAATAATTGTTGTGTATTCAAATTTGTATATAATTGTTCAAATTTTGCATATTGTCTACCTTTTGACGCCGGTATTGGAACAACCATATCAATATCAAAATCCCATAGATCAGGATAAGTTACATCATCTGGTACATTTTTTGTACAAAGCATATTACGCTCATCTTTAAATTCCTGTCTGGGTTTAGGTGTAATTATATAAGGAAATCGTCTCTGAGCTGCAGATGGACAAGAAAAATATGCATAAGCATTTAATGTTTTAACATTAGTAGTAGCTATAACTAATTTTCCTCTAAATGGGGTTGTACCCTTAGCCTCTAATGAAGCTTGATCAGGACAGAATGCTTGATTATTCATAATTTGAATAACATTATCTAAGGTTTTTGAGTCTTTAAGGTCTGGATGCTCATTAGCTACATCATCAAGAATTACTGTGTGGCATGAAGATACAAATCCATCCCAATATTTTGCAGCAGGATTAACTGTATATCTAAATTGAGAACCAGTATCTAATTTTTCATGTTTAGCAAAATAAGTAGCTAACATAGCTGTAACAGTAGTTTTTCCAACACCAGAATCACCATAAATTAAAAGTCCAAAAGGTGCTTTTCTATTCTTTCTAGCAGCAGACCTAGTATTAAGTTCATCACGTATAATAGACATCTTATAAAGAGTTTCTTTAATGGTATGTTTCTCTTGGGAATTTAAACAATATGAATATTTATTCACACTGATCAATTTTTCTATAACATTATCTAAATCAGCTCTATAAGAACTTTCTGTAAAACCATGAATCTCAGGATTGTTGAGAAGAGGTTGTTTACGAACAATCTCTCTACAGGCATCATATAATTTTTTATATTGACCACCAGAATGAAACATTGTTGAAAAATCACCTGTTATGTAGACTTGATAACCTCTTTCAGCAATAAAAAGTACGGTTTCACAAAGTACATAAAAGAAATCAGTAGTGTTACTATATTTCTTACGTAAGTTGGCTTTTTCAAGGGCAGTGTAATTAAACATATCTAAATCAATTCCTAAACTATCAAAAATTGATAAACTCATCATATATAAACAACATTGATGTAATTTAGACATTATAGGACTAGAAAAAATATTTTTAAAACCACCAAGTGAACTTCGCGCGGTATCTAAATATTCCTCAAAACTCTGGACATTCATTTTATCAAGAATACTCAAAAGATAGGGTATAGCTTTATCTTTCACAGTATGATAAGTTGATTCATTTAGTCGCAATTTAAGAAAATTAGTGCAAGCACGCAAAATGGTCTGTGTGCGGGTCATACCTACAACTTCTTCAGTAGCATATTTAATAAAGTGAATGACATCATCAACCAATTTAACAATATATTTTTCATTAAATTTAGATTGTGCAATTTTAGCATTTTCTTGCATTTTATTTAATCTGTACCACAAAGATCCAGATTGTGGTCGAAGATAGGATCTATTGATTTTAACAATATCACCAAAAATATTTGTATAATTATTAAATGAAGTAATATAACATTTCCGTCGTTCATGTTCAGGAACCAACGATTCAAGTGTTCTAGCATTTTCATATTTAAAAGTGTATAATCTTTTAAAAATTTCATCAAAAGCTAAATTGTTAATAAAGTCAAAATCATCTTCAAAATTCATACCAGTAACGTCAAACGATTCATCAGAATCTGTAAAAAGTGGTGAATAAATACCATTCACGTAATCTTCAGGATCATATAGTCCTGAACCTCTGTTAGAGGGATGAATAGTACATATATCAGTGCCACACACACACACATTTCTTTCATTAGCTAAATTAATCCGATCATTACGATCAGAACTAACTCTCATAGCATTAGCTAAATCATTATCATATATAAAGTGTCCATAAAGTTCTTCTGAATTGTTATCAAAATTACCATATATATGTTCAGAAGTTGTATCAAATTCAGCCACACCACTTTGTGGGGTTAAATTAACCCACTCAACTGGTGTAGATATAGATCGTAATCGATTATCAAAATGCATAATATCGTGAAGTAAAAAATGTCTTGGATATAAAAAATCAGACATTTTCATAACTTGTTGAGTCAATTGAAGTTCAGTCCAATAGACATAATCCATATCCATAGTATTTATTAAATGTGACATATGCAAATCCAAAGTTTTATGTGTAGTTAAATGAGGATATAAATTTGCAATATGATTTTTAATATCATACATATGTAATCGTTTAGGTTCAAATGTGAATGACAAATGGGCTTTAATTTGAAAAGGATTATAGATTTCACTCATATCTAAAGATCGTTTAAAAATTTCACGTTGTAATTCACTTGGTAGATCATAGAATAAATTTTTATTTTGTTTTTTAATTTTTTGATTTTTATTTTGTTTTTTGTTTTTTTGATTGATAGAACTCTGTAGTTCATCAATATTTAGGGTTACACAAGTGCTATCTTGTGCTTCATGTTGTTGCCAGGCGTTACCATGGACATCGCTTAGTTTATTTTCATTAATTGTAATCATAGTGAGGGGTTTTTTGTTTTGTTTGATCTCTCAGTTTAAACTCGTATATCAGTAAGGAGTGGAT